ACGGGGGTGAATGTAATCCTCACCGCTAACTATGATGAAGCGCTTAGCCAAGCGCTGCAATTCTCACACTTTGAATACAACGGCGCGGAATACGTTCTGCTACAAGTTCACGGCGGCGCGGACATTCGTGGCGGCTACACACGCCCAAAGTTGTTTAGTGTCAATGATGATCTAGCTATCTATGACTTCGAGTCGTTGCCGCTTTATTGCACGGCGTGTTCTTTTCGGGTGTATCTAATCGGCGGACGTGTTGAGGATCAAGAACACGGCGAGAGTTGCGGGCTAGGTTGCGGCGGAACGCTGAACCTAATGCCAGACAATAGCGTATCGGGTGGACACACTTGGAAGATTAGCGACGGTTGCCCGTGTTGCTTAGCCCCCCTAAGCTAACGCCTTAGACACGCGAACCCGCTTAGCCCTAATCGGCTAGGCGGGTTTTGTCGTTAACTGGCAACCACTCCCAAAGATCTTTGAACCGCTTCAGCGAACGCCCTAGCGCAAACTGGGATCACGGGTGCAAGTGTCACGGCAACCGATCACGCCCTAGCCCGCTTGAACCGCTTAGGATCACGCTAACGAACGCCGGCAGCCCCGATTATTGCACTATTAGCCCTTGTACGCCATTCTCACGCCCTTAGCCCTAGTCGCAGGCACTATCACCCTGGAACGATACCCAAGCCGCTGACGGCATAGTCTGGAGCGCGGGGGGCATAGGCGGGGGAGCGGGGTAATTCTTGACCTAGGGGAGGTAGCGGCACCCCGACGCCGCTGTTGTGTATCTTTCTGCGAAACTAAAGTTTTATGGTAGCCTGATTTACATGGGTAGACCACCGAAACCAATCGAGCAAAAGAGACTGCTAGGCAATCCCGGACAGCGCAAGCTTCCCGATGCCCTGACAACCATCTCTGTACCAGGAGGGTACGTGCCACCACTACGCGAACTAGGCGAAGCAGGTCTAACGCTATGGGAGTCAATCTTTGAGAAGGGTGAGCTGTGGATTAGCAGCCGCACCGACACTCACTTCTTGCAGATGGTTTGCGAGCAGCACGACCGCAGGCAGATGCTGATGCAGCTTGCCAACGCTGACCCTGAGAACTGGCGGGTGTTCAGGCAGCTACACGACTTAGAAGTAATGATCAGTAACAACATGGGCAAGCTCGGACTAACGCCAGCAGATCGCACGAAGCTAGGCTATGCCGAAGTCAAAGCCCGATCCAAGCTAGAGCAACTACAAGATAAGTGGGCAAGCAATGACCAGTTGGCCTCCTAGGTGGCTAACACCCACGCCTGAAGAAGCCTTGGCTATTTCTCACGGTCACAAGGCATCTGACTTCATTGACGCCTTTGCGGTGGTGACAAAAGATTCAGTCGGTGGTAAAGCTGGAGATCCTTTGCGCTTGCGTGAATGGCAACGTGAACTTCTGGTTCAGGCGTTTGCCTCAAACGGCTTTGGCTTCAAGCATCGTGTAAACCTAATCGGCGTCCCTCGAAAGAACGGCAAGAGTGCGCTGGCTTCAGGCATTGCTCTCTGGTCTTTGCTGACAGGCCCTAAAGGTGGAGAGGTTTACTCTTGCGCGGCTGACAAGGATCAAGCTCGCATCGTGTTCGGTGAAGCCAAGAAAATGCTGGAAGCTGACCCCGACCTTTACGAAATGGCAAAGGTCTACCGAGACGCTATAGAGATACCTTCTACTGGTTCGGTCTACCGAGTGCTGTCTGCCGAAGCCTTCACTAAAGAAGGACTGTCACCCACAATGGTGATCTTTGACGAGCTTCACGCTCAGCCTACACGCGAGCTATTTGACGTAATGCAACTAGCCCAAGGATCGCGAGGTGACCTTGCCACAATGTTCTGTATTACTACAGCAGGGCAGAAGGCTGACAAGTCAGGGCAGGACTCAATCGCCTACGGACTTTACCAATACGGGCAGAAGGTTGCGCGAGGCGAAGTAAAAGATCCTAGCTTCTTCATGGCTTGGTGGGAAGCAGAAGCAGACGCTGACTATAAAGAGCCGCAGACTTGGAAAGACGCAAACCCTGGCTATGGCGACATCAACGACATTGCAGACTTTGAAAGCACCGTGCTTAGAACGCCAGAGGCAGAGTTCCGTACCAAGCGCTGCAACCAGTGGGTGTCTAGCAACCTGACCTGGCTGCCGTCAGGCAAGTGGGAAGAACTAGAATCCGAGCGAGTAATCACAGCAGACGACGAGCTGATCATCGGCTTTGACGGATCTTTCAGTGGCGACACAAGCGTCCTAGTCGGTTGCACCATAGAGAAGGACGGCACGCTGCCACACCTGTTCTTGATCAAAGCTTGGGAAAAGCAACCAGACGACGACAACACATGGCGCGTAAACATCACAGACGTAGAGAACGAGATTGTCAACTTTTGTCAAGAACACCCGAAGGTGCGAGAGATAGCGTGTGACCCTTACCGCTGGCAGCGCACTATGGCTTTCCTAGAAGAAGAACGAGGACTGCCAATCGTAGAGTTTCCGTCAACAAGCGCAGCGCGAATGGTGAAAGCAACCGCAAGGTTCTTTGATGGAGTTATGGAAGCAAAGTTCACACAGTCAGGTGACCCACTGTTGGCACGACACCTAGACAACTGTGCGCTAAAGATAGACAACCTTGGCCCTCGTATAGTCAAGGAGAACCGTAATAGCAACCGTAAGATAGACGCTGCTGTAGCTGCTGTCATTGCTTACGAAAGGGCTACCATCGGTAGAATGGAAGAAGTAGTGCCACAAGTATTTATATAGGCGGTTATGTTGGCGAATATTTTACAGGTTTCAGGCGCGGTGCTAATTTCAGTAGGCGCGGCTATCGTATGGCTACCAGCAGGTATTATCCTAGCTGGCATTGCTTCAATCATCTTTGGACTTGCATTGGAGCGTAAGTAATGCTGAACAACCTCTTTGAGAAAAGATCTATAAACTTCCAGACTGTCTGGGGTGCCGGTGACATAAACGACACCACCACTCTGTCAGCAGTAGTCATAAACTCTGAAACGGCAATGACGATCAACGCAGTCTTTTCTGCGGTTTCTCTAATCTCTGACACTTTGGCAACACTGCCGATGGATGCCTTCATCCGCACACAAGGTGCAAGGTACCCTCTAAGACCTCGCCCTGAGTGGGTACTAAAGCCAGACGTGGACACAACTCGCGAAGCCTTCTACGGCTCTGCAATAGTGTCGCTGCTTCTAGATGGCAACACCTTTATCCGCATCTACCGCAACGATGCTGGCAAGATTGTAAACCTAGTTACGCTAAACCCTACCGATGTAGAGATCAGGCGTAACGGCTTAGGTCGAGTTATGTTTGACGTCAAGGGCGAAGAAACCATGCTTAGCTCAGACGACGTAATCTTTATCCCTGACGTAGTTCGCCCTGGCAGCTTGCGTGGAATCTCTCGCGTAGACGCGCTGAAAGAAAACCTCGGACTTGCCAAGGCACTTGAAGCTTACGCAGCTAAGTTCTTCGGTTCAGGCACACAGACTTCAGGCATCTTGGAGGTTCCTGGCAACCTAAGCGCTGAGCAGGCAAAGGATATGCAAACCGCGTTTGACTCTCGCCACAAGGGTTGGTCAAAAGCGCACAAGACAGCAATCGTTACAGGTGGCGCTCAGTACAAAGCAACCAACGTGCCTAACGATCAAGCTCAGTTCCTAGACAGCCGCAGGATGGCAGTAGAGGACGTTGCAAGAGCCTTTAACATCCCACCACATCTTCTAGGGCTACCAGGCACAAACACCTACGCTTCAGTTGAGCAGAACAACATAGCCTTTGTTACTCACACGCTTAGACCAATCGCGCAAAAGCTAGAAGGCGCTTTGTCAACTCTGCTATCTCAAGAGACTGGTCTAGAAGCTGCCTTTGTGAAGATCAGCCTAGACGGGCTGCTACGTGCCGACATGAACTCTCGCACTCAGTCCTACAGCACGCTATTGCAGGCTGGCGTTTACTCAATCAATGATGTAAGAGCCTTTGAGGACTTGCGACCTATTGAAGATGAATCTGCCGACACAGTTCGTGTACCACTTGCAAACGTCAACATAGCTGCTGCCGACCTCAGCGCTATGAACCAAAAGGTAGAGATGGCGCAGCAACTTATTCAGATTGGCTTTGTGCCTTCTGATGTAATGGCAAAGCTAGGATTACCAGACATCACCCACTCAGGCAAGGATTCAGTCCAGCTACAAGACGACGGGCTTGAATAATGACTACGGAAAGAGAAACTCATGGCACTAATACCAAACGGCTCAAAGATGCCGTCAACGAACAAGCAGCCCGAAGTAAAGAAGCCAGCCCCAGTAGCGCCTGTCAAGATTGTGACGGAGCCTGTGGAGTCTGTGAAGCCAGTAGAAGTAGAATTCAAAAAGAAGAAAAAAAGCTGAAGGGCAACATGAAGCAGAAGATGGAACAGCGCGTAAACGTAGCTGGGTTTGAAATACGCGAGGAAAGCGACGGTATGCACTTTGCCGGATACGCTGCCTTGTTTGACAGCCCATCTGAGCCACTACCTTTTACTGAGCGAATCGCTAAAGGCGCCTTCAAGCGCTCACTCAACGCTCGCAACGACATAAAGTTCTTGTGGAACCACGACTCAGGCGAGATACTAGGATCTACCCGCGCTCGCACCATGACACTGAGCGAGGACGATCGTGGACTAAAGGTAGAAGGTATGCTGCCTAACACTTCTCGCGGACGTGATGTTGCAGAGCTTTTGAGGCGTGGGGATGTAGATGCAATGAGCTTTGGCTTTAGCGTCCCCCAAGGTGGGGATACTTGGTCTAACGATGGATCAGAGCGCACCTTGCGTTCAGTCAGGCTTCACGAAGTTTCAGTAGTAGCGTGGCCTGCTTATATTGCAACAGCAGGCACGGTGTCAGTACGCAAGTTTCAGAAGGCTGCTGAGCGTGCAGATGTAAACGTTGAGGCGTTAGCAGATGCGTTAGGCAAGCTTGAAGATGGACTGAACATCACTGGTGACGAGCAAGAGATGCTAAACAGGGTCATAACCACTCTTGCACCAGAAGCCAAAACTGAAGCAGTAGTCGAACCTGAAGTAGACTTAGAAGCAGAGCAAAAAGTCGCTCACGACTTAGCAATGCTTGAGCTAAAGAAAAAGAAGCTACAGCTAATGGATAGGAACTAACATGGCAACCAAAGATGAAATCAAGAAGGCAATCCTAGAGGTTGCTGGAAATCCTGAGTCTGGTAGTGTGTTCAACCTTGCAGGCAAGTGGGCTGATGCAATAGTTGCACTTGATACCACAAAAGTTGACCTAGACGCCGTAAAAGGTGAAGGCGAAGTCGTTCAGACAGCCAAATTCGACAGGCCAGCAAAAGAAACCCGCATAACAAAGGCTGAAGAAACCAGGTAGTCTTACAAGGTATTCAGGCGGGTCCCCCCAGAGTTACACCCCTTCCTCTGGGGGTTTCCTTTACCCTGTGGAAACTTCTACTAAAATTGAACTATCGGACGTGAGTTAGCTCTGCCGTATTCGGTCAGCGTCAACGCGACTGGTATCTGTCAATTATTACTAAGGAGACTAAAATGTCTGAGTTTATCAAATCTCAGCACGAACTCCGCAACAACCTCATTACCCAGGTTCGTGAAGTCATTGACTTCGCAGAATCAGAGGCTCGCGGACTTGACGCTGCTGAACTATCAAAGATCAACGCAATCGAAGTTGACATCTCAAAAGCTGACGAGACTATCACTGCTGCAACACGCAGCGAGTCACGCGCCGTAGAAGCATCCGTAGCTGCCAAAGGATTTATCCCTTCGGTATCTGAGGAACGTTCTTCGTCTGACATCTTCCGCTCACTTGCGCTAGGTGAGCAGCGTGGACACACCTTTGAAAGGCGTGCAGTTCTAGCGCCATCTGCAAACACAGTACCAAAGTCGTTCTACGACGAAGTGTTTGACGTTGCTCGCGCAGTAGGACCAATGCTAGAGGTTCCACAAATCATCCAGACTACTTCTGGTGAGGACCTAACTATCCCAACCCTATCTGCTTACTCTGCAATGACCCTAAAGGGCGCAGGAGCGCAGCTTGACGATGTTGAGCCTACCTACGCAAGCATCACGCTACAATCGTTTAAATATGGTGGCATTATCCAGGCCGCAAACGAACTAGTATCCGACGCAGGCTTCGACTTGGGCGCACACTTGGCTCAGCAAGCTGGTAACGGAATGGGTTACGCAGTCAACGAAGCACTAACCGTTGGAACTGGTTCTTCACAGCCAAACGGTATCGTTACCGCTTCTGGCGCTGGTGTAACAGGAGCTACCGGTGAAGACGGTGCGTTTACCGCTGACAACTTGATTGACCTTATTTACTCGGTTGACGCGGCTACGAGGCGCAAGCCAAGCTTTGCCACGATGATGAACACCAAGTCAATCGGTGAGGCTCGTAAGCTAAAGGACACCGCTGGAAACTACCTTTACAACATCTCTCAGGTAGGACCCGGAGGTCAGGACACGTTTGCTGGCTTCAACGTACTAGAGAACCCACACATGGCAGACTCCGCTATTGATGCAAAGTCTGTTATCGCCGGCTCCATAGACAGCTACAAGGTTCGCCTTGCAGGTGGACTAGACGTTGCATCCTCAACCGAGTTCGCGTTCCAGAACGACCTAACCACTTGGCGCTTCTTGCTACGTGTTGACGGCGACCTGACCAACAGCTCAGAAATCAAGCACTTCGTTGGCGGCGCAAGCTAATCTGACGAACTAGATCAAGGCCCTCATAGTTATAGGTTGCTATGGGGGCTTTGTCTTGCTTGGCGCATGGAGGTAAACTAGACACATGGCAATTACTGACGGCTACACCACTCTTGCAGAAGTAAAGTCAATCCTTCGCATCACTGACGATGTGGACGATGCGTTGCTAGAAACCTGCGTAGAGGCTGCCTCACGCCAAATAGAAACTCATTGCGAGCGCGTATTCCTGCCGACTACTGCAACAAGAGTCTTTACACCAGATGGTAGCTATGTGGTATCAATAGACGACCTTTCTGAACTTACAACTTTTAAAACATCTTCTGCTGCCGATGGAAACTTCAACATAACCTGGCAGTCAACAGATCTTCAGTTAGAACCACTCAACGGGCTAACCGGCAGCTCCTACAGCCCCTTTACCAGAGTAAGAGCTATCGGCGATTACGTGTTCCCAACAATAGGTAAAGAAGCGACAGTCCAAATAACAGGAGTGTTCGGTTACGGAACCTCTATCCCAGTAGATGTAAAGCAAGCTTGCAACCTTCTCGCAATTCGTCAGTTCAAGCGCTACGACAGCCCCCTGGGAGTCGCAGGGTTCGGTGACATAGGTATCATTAGGGTTAGCCGTGTTGACCCTGACATTGAGGCGCTGCTAGGGCCTTACCGCAAGATGCGGATGGCCTAATGGCAGATCTGACCACTATAAGAGTGCGCTTAGCTAATAACCTAGCGACGATCCCTGGGCTTCGGTCAGCGGCTGAGATTCCTGACAACCCTACCCCGCCAATCGGTGTTATCAACCTAGAGAGTGTTGATTACGATGGCGCTATGCAGGGCGGTCTAACCACATACAGTTTCGTTGTGACAGTAATCGTTGGGCGAGCAGCCGAGCGTGAAATGCAGCGGAAGTTAGATTCCTATTGCCAGCCCACAGGAAGTCAGTCTGTGAAACTTGCGATAGAATCAGATAAGACGCTTTCTGGCGAGGTGTACGATCTACGGGTCGAGCGCTCAAGTGGAATGGGTTCTATAACCATCAACGATCAGAACTATCTGGCGGCTGAATTCACAGTCACCGTCTTGGCATAAAAGGAGAAATAAAATGGCAAAATTCGTAGTAACCGCAACCACAGTCACAATGGGTGGTGAAGATATCTCAACTGCTTGCGCCCGCGCAGAGTTGGTTATTAACGCAGCCGAAGTTGAGACAACGGACTTTGGTTCTGGCGGGTTCACTGAAGTTATCGGTGGGCTTAAGTCTGGAACCATATCGCTCGACTTTCACCAGGACTTCGGCGCAGACGCTGTATCCACGCTGTTTCTAGATACAGTAGGAACTGTAGTGGTCTTTACACTAGTAGCAGGCAACGGAACAGCAGCCGGCACGGACACGCCGCTTTACACGGCGTCAGCGTTGATTACAAGCTTCACACCCGTGTCGGGGGCAGTAGGCGACCTCGGAACCTTCTCAGTATCGTTTCCGACCACAGGCGCCATCACTTACGCTACATCATAAGCAAAGGAAAGTAAAATGCGATTCAACCTATTGATCAAATTCGTAGATGAAACCGAAAAGCTAATCACGGCCAGCACTGCTGACCTAGTTGCCTTTGAGGACAAGTTCAACATTTCAGTCGGAAAGCTTGCCTCTGAGCAGCGCCTAGGACACTTGCTGTTCCTAGCGTGGCACTCAGAGCAGCGCACAAAGTCTACAAAGCTTGGCTATGATGAATGGTTAAACACTGTAGAAGGCGTCGGTGAAAGCGAGTCAGACCCAAAATAAAGGGTCTTGGCGAAAGCTCTGCTCACTGGTATATCGCAGGTATAGCAGTTGAAACAGGCATCTCGCCAAGAGAGCTTATGCAGCTAGATGATCGGATGCTGTGGACAATGTACCGCTGGATGGTTGCAAAGAACACTCCTAAGAAATAAGGAAGCCCCCTCTCCGGAGGGGGTCTTTCTGTTTACGATAGAATTGACCTATAGATAGGTGGTTTACTCTTGGTAGCTCCGTTGACAGGTGTACTTGGCAAGCTTTTTGCCAGTGGTGCGCGTACGGGCTTTGCAAGCACTGCGAACAACGGCGACTTCAATGCAGCCGGATTGCTTGACTCAAATGGCAACAAGGCAGTACTAGAGCTAAACGATCTAAAGGCACTAGAGCGCCAACTGCTGACTCTTGGACCAGAGATGCTTAGAGAGTTCAAGAAGCGAGCAAAGAAGCTTGGTAACCCTGCTGCACAAGCTGTTAGGTATGGCTTCAAGTCTGCGGGAACATTCGGTCCGCTTGGGGGACCAAAAAACAAAGAGGGTCGCACAGGTCGCACCTACGACAGAATGTACACACAAAACGGCAGACTATCTTGGATGAAATCAAAAGGTATGAGAACTGCGGTTGACGTCAACTACAAGAACAGAAAACAAGGCAAGGCTCTTGCGGATCTACGGGCAGCTAGAGACGGCACTGTATCTATTGTGCGCGTAAGAGTAAGAGCGCCAGCATTTGTGATTGCAGACATGGCGGGCAAGAGCGGTAAGTCCTCAAAGCCTAATGGGATGTTGTCAAGAGAATACACAATCAACAGATACGGCAAAGGCATAAAAAGCAACCAAACCCACCGAATAAGTGCCAGTAACGTAAGGAACTGGATAGAGTCTCTTGACAAAGGTAAAAACAGCGCTGGCGAGCCTTCTCGCTACGCCTACCCAGCACTAGAGAAGCACAGCCCTAAGTTCAAGGCAAATACTACAAAACTTCTGCGATCAACTATAAATACTTTAAATAGGAGGCTTGAGAGCTAATGGCACTTGCACCCATCATTATGCCGATTGTTTCAATCTTCAAGTCGGCAGGAGTCAAATCAGCACAAGGCGCAGTTCAAGGACTTAGCAAGAACTTTGGTTCTCTAGCTGGGCAGCTAGGTAAGGCAGCAGGAGCATTTGCAGCTTTTCAAGGCGTAGCAAGCGCAAGACAGTTCACAATAGATTCGGTCAACGCCACTCAGCAGTTTGAGCGTAACCTGCTTGCATTGCAGCAGACATTTGAAACTGCCACGCCTGGAATCATGCGTTTTACCAAAGAGGTAGAGAACTACGGAGTTTCTCAGCAGCAGGCAGCCAAGGCCTCGGTATTTCTCGGTTCAGTACTAAAGCAGTATGGATTCAATGTAAACGAGTCAGCAGCAGAAACAGAAAGGCTTGTAACACTCGCTCAGGATCTTGCAACCACTTATGGCTATGAACTTTCAGACGCGCTACTAGCTATCACCGCTCTGTTCCGAGGTGAGTATGACCCCATCGAGAAGTTCGGTGTGGCCATGAAGCAAAACGAGATTAACGCGTATCTTGCTGCCCAGGGCCTCGGTGAACTAACCGGAGCCGAGCGTGCAAACGCTGAAGCAACAGCGCGACTAACACTCTTGTTTGAAAGAGCTGGGGATTCAGTCGGAGCCTTTGAGCGTGCCTCAGACACCCTGTACGGCTCACAGCAGAGACTAAACGCAGTCATGGGCAATCTACAGGTTGCGTTCGGTGAAGCCTTCCAGCGACCTCTGGCGCAGGTAAATGACGCACTTACAATAGTTGCAGAAGACGGCACAGAGAACCTTGTAGACATATCTAAAGCGCTTGCTGGAGTTATAGAAGGACTTGTTCCTCTAGTTGAAAGCCTTGGCGGTGCGCTTCTCGGTTTTCTTGGTCCGATGGAACAAGTTATTGCCATTGCAGGGGGAGTGGCTACAGGACTCGCAAAACTAATAGATCCGCTGCTACAACTCATAGATGGCGCTGGCGACGACGCAAACATTATCCTTGACGCCATTGGACAAAAGTTTATTGAGATTGATACCTCAATGAAGGAAAATGAAGGCTTCAAGTCGTTTATGAAGCGCATGAAGGACAGTATGGTCCTAGCTGATTTATTGAACTTTGCAGAGGTTAGAAGGGGCATCAGGTCAATACAGAGCAATACTAAGCTCAAAGAATCTCAGACCTTTAGTGGAGTGCAAGCCACAGAAGCGCGACGTGATGCAGTCCTAGTAGAAACCCTCGCCATTAGAGCAGAAGCAATGGCTCTTGCTGTCGCTGAAGCCACCCGACAAACAGCCAATTATGGAAACTCGCTAAAGAACCTTGGTTTTGATGCCGAGGACGCAGAAGGCAACCTAATCGGACTAGCAGGGGTATTTGCCGAGATTGACTCAGCTGCTAGACAGAGCCAGGCTTCCGAGGCGCTAGACGACATTGGCTTCTCAGCAGAGCAGATTGAAAACATCCTAACAAGGCCTGACTGGGAAACTATCTTTACAGACATTGCTCGCTTGGCATACATGGCATCAGCCGCAGTAGGTGACGCTCTATTCAGTGGTGAGTATATGTCTCTGACTGGCGCTGCTGGTCACTTTGAGTCTAAACGACTTCTTGAAGAAACCCTTAGAGAAGCCTTTGGCGGAACTAGTAAGAAAACAGGAGCCGGCAGCCCAGCCGCTATTGCAAAAGATACTGTAAAAGACTTTTTTGACTCCTTGCAAGACGAAATCATGCAACAGAGTGCAAGGCTGCAACTTGAGGAACTAGGCGCTTCTGATGGACTAATTGGCATGATCCTCGGTCAAGAGGATTGGCTAAAAGTCTGGATAAAAATAAAGCAAGGCGTTATTGTTCTTGACGACCTGCAAGACTCGTTCAACAGAACTGCCGCTGGCGCTGCTGAACTAGCCGCAACTGCTGCTGCCTGGGATGCCTATAAAGAGGCAATTCAGTCAATAAAAGACGAACTTAAAGAAACAATCAAGGGCATCAATGAGCAAGCCGATGCGCTAAAGCTAAGCTTCTCTGACCTCTTACTAGCATTTGATGTACTGCCTACTATTGCCGTAGACCTTGGGCGCTTTGAAACCGCTGCCGTATCGCACTTGGCTTCTATTGATCAAGCACTACAAGCTGCGTTCCGTAACGGCAATCTGTTTGAGGACGGCTACCGCGAGCTACAGAAGTTTGCTCAGCAGGAACTAAAGGTCTTGCAGGCGGTACAACGCCAACGCGACGACATGGCAAACCGGTACTCTTTGTCACAAGCGCTGATAGATGAGTACAAGACGGCCCTGACGGGGGCTATGAGCCTCACAAGTATCTTTGGGCAACTAAAGGACGAAACAGAAACTAGGACCATCACAGAGGTCACCAGAAGCGTTGTGAGCCTCGCTGGGAGCCTAAGAGCCTTCAATATTGTAGTTACTCGCGATTACGAAGAAACCATCCAGAAGGTCCAGGACAAGACCGCAGGGCTTCTTGACGGCTTTAGGAACATGGCGAGCAAAGCTAGAGACTTTGCTGCAAACCTCAGAACACTTCGCGACATGGGGCTTGACCCGCAGCTATTTAACCAGCTAGTTCAGTCTGGCGTAGAAGCAGGTGGACAGACAGCTCAAGCGCTTGTAGATGGCGGGTCAAAGACTGTAGGCGAGATAAGTACAATCTTTGCTGAGATAAACCAGCTCGGTGCAGATCTTGGAGAAGAAGTAGCCACAACGCTATACGGCACTGGCATTGACTTGGTTGACGGTCTTATACAAGGCATCATGTCTGAGCAGGAGAAGCTGGAAACCGCAGCTTACGCAATGGCAGAAGCTTTCAACAAAGCTTTTCAGTCAACATTAGCCACTGAAGTAGGCAAGGTCACTAACTCACGCAGGGACCAAGCAATCGCTGAT